CATTTTTCAAGACAGCGAGTTTGGTGTTGCTAAATATGACAATGCAGGGACTTTGCGAGCTGGGCGCATCCCGGAGCATCAGATGGTGATGCAGCCCATTGTTCTGACGGATCAAGGCGGCAGCGCCGTGAATGTTGAATATGACATCAGTGGAGCACCGCGCCGTGAAACTCACGGGCATGAGCCAACAGTTGTCCAGCCGCCAGCCATGCAAGTGCGCCGCCTCACGCCAGTTGAGTGCGAACGCCTACAGGGCTTTCCCGACAATTACACGAACATCCCATGGCGCGGCAAGCCGGAGTCACCAGACGGCCTTCGATACAAGGCGTTGGGCAACAGCATGGCCGTGCCGTGCATGGCATGGATCGGCAACAGAATCAATCAACACGATGCGTTGTGAACACACATCGTGTAACAAAAGATTCATCCATAGGGATGTTGACTCTGCCACTATTCACTTACGGCGTCGTGCCGGACAGAGAAATTAGGAGACAGACATGAACACCGAAGCCACCAAAACCATCACCCTTAACGCCAGCCAAGCGCGCACCCTTGCTTACTGGGTGGCGGAACACGCTGCAAAAGTTGGGATGGTAGACATCCTTGGCAACAAGACCGAGGGGTTTGCTGCACCCAAGTACGCCGAAGCCGCCATGCTGTACGACTACCTTCAGCAAGTGGCGCAGGAGCTCAACCCGCCGAAGGTCCGCATCATCGACTAACCACTGGGGGGCACAGCCCCTCACTAAACACACAGGGGAACTTCGGTTCCCTCTTTTCATTCAATGCTAAACTTTTAAAACATCACACCTATCGCAGGAACAAGCGTCATGGTTGAAACGCGAGAAGAACCAGCGCCGCGGAAAAAACCCGGGCCGCCGAAAGGCTCTGGTGGCAGACCATCTAAATACGGAAGAGAACTCGCAGAGGAGATTATCCAACGCCTCTCTGAAGGAGAACCCCTGCGCCAGATCTGCCGTGACAATCATATGCCTGAGTGGAGAACCATCTACGATTGGATGTATCGTGACCCTGAACTTTCCGCAGCCATCGCACGCGCACGGGAAATCGGCTACGACAAAATGGCTGAAGAGGTGCTGCAGATTGCAGACACTCCGATGATGGGCCAAGTGCAGACGATCGATGACAAGGGCTCAACCATTCGCACAGAAGACATGCTGGGCCATCGCAAATTGCAGATCGAGACCAGACTCAAGCTGCTGGCCAAGTGGAACCCGAAGAAGTACGGTGATAGGGTAGCTGTCGCTGGTGATGCTGACAGCCCGCTGAAGGTTGATGTGGATGCAAAGGGGTTGTTTGATTCAATCCTGCAGTCGATGGAACTCAAGAAGAAACAGGAGAGCCTTGATGAGTGAAGTGAAGATCACGCTGGTGCTGAACCCGGCAGAGGTGAATGCCATCCTTGCCGCCCTGAGCGCGGTGCCCACGGGTCAGGGTGTGTGGACGCTGGCCATGCGCATCAAGGATGAGGCTGAGGCCCAGCTTCCGCAGCCAGAATGAGAGAAGATTTTGTGGTGTTTCTGGGCCACCTCAACCAACTGTCACGCTCGATGCATGACCTCAGTGATGAAGAGGTGAGCGCGGCATGTTGCCTGCTTGCGCAGTTTGCCGAAAGTCTGTCGGCTGAAACAACCCCGTTGAGAGAGCGGTCTGTGTGGCGGGTTGTGCCCATGTCGATGCCTCTGCAGTGAGTGTTGAGGAAATCCTCCGAGACTCGGAGACTCAGAAGAAATTCCTGCTGCTCCCCAAAGAGGAGCAATTGGCTTGGGCGTGGCGAGCTAAGTGGCTCACAAAGGCCCACAAGCATCAGATCGTCCCTCAGGGCGACTGGTGGTCAATCTGGCTGCTGCTGGCAGGACGCGGAGCGGGGAAGACCCGGACGGCCGCAGAGCAGATCAGTTGGTGGGCGTGGAAAGAGCCTGAGACCAGATGGCTGGTGGGTGCCCCGACCTCGAGTGATGTGCGCGCTACTTGCTTTGAGGGTGACTCGGGCTTGATCAACGTCATCCCGAAAGAGCTGATCGCCGATTACAATCGGGCGTACCACGAAATCAAGCTGACCAACGGGTCTCTCATCAAGGGCATCCCGGCGAGTGAGCCCGATCGGTTCCGCGGCCCCCAGTTTCATGGTGCGTGGCTCGATGAGCTGGCCGCTTGGGAGTACCTGAACGAAGCGTGGGATCAAATCATGTTCGGGGTGCGTCTGGGATCCCGTACAAGAATTGTGGCAACGACTACGCCGAGACCAAAAGACCTCATCATTGAATTAGTCGGCAGGGACGGTGACGACGTCTGTGTCACGACAGCATCGACCTACGACAACATCGCCAACCTCTCTGCAAACTTTCAGAGGCAGATTCTGCAATACGAAGGCACGAAAATCGGCCGGCAGGAAATCTACGCCGAGATCATCGACCCAGAGGAGTCGGGGATCGTTAAGCGTGACATGTTCAAGCTCTGGCCGGCACATAAGCCCTTCCCGCGGTTCGAGTACGTCATCCAGTCCTACGACTGCGCCTACACAGAGAAGACAACGGGCGACCCCACAGCCTGCATCACATTCGGCGTGTTTAAGCCTATGGACGGCCCCATGTCCGTGATGGTCATTGACTGCTGGCAGGATTATCTTCAGTACCCGGACCTAAGGCCAAAGGTGATGGATGAGCACGAGACCGTCTTCGGCGAGGGTAAGGAAAGGAAGAGGGTTGATTTGATACTGGTCGAGGATAAATCTGCCGGCATCAGCTTGATCCAAGATTTGCAGAGAGCCCATTTGCCAGTGCGGGCTTATAATCCCGGGAAGGCCGACAAGATGCAGCGGCTTAATATTGTGTCGAACATCATCGCTCGAGGCCGGGTGTGGATTCCCGAGAGTATGGTCAAGAGCGGCTATGTCCGTGACTGGGCAGAGGGATTTGTGTCGCAGATCTGCTCGTTCCCTGAATGCACGCATGATGATTACGTTGATGCGTGTACGCAGGCATTGAGGTATTTGCGTGATGGCGGCTGGTTGGACATTGACCCCCCGCCGCTTGATGACTGGGACGAAGAGGATTATGCAGATTCTGGTATGCCAAAACGGGTCAATCCATACGCCGTGTAATATGTGCAAAACCCACGGAGGTCGCTGTGAGTGACGTCGATAAACTGATGACGGAAATCTTGGGTGAGCAGCCTAACGTAAAAGACAAGGCGCTGCGTGAACTTGTCATGGCCCGCATGAAGGCAGGTGGCGAGGTGAGGATGGGCAAGGGTGGACTCATCAAGAGTCTGGTTAAGGCGATTGCCAAGGAACTGCCGGAGGCCAAGGCGTCGCAGAAGACGCAGATACGCGGCACCGAGCCCACCTACCGCAAGGCGTACGACATCCTCGAGCGTGAGAAGCCGGGTGGCCGCACGCTGGACTACGGTGCTGGTCTGGGGCATGGCTCAAAGCTGATGGGTGCGGAGTCGTTCGAGCCGTTCCCGCGTGAGGGTTTCAGACCGACGTTCATCCGCCCTGAAGACATCCCGACCGAAGAGTTTGACCGGCTAGTGAACCTGAACGTCCTGAATGTGATGCCGCGAGAGGTGCGTGACGCGACGGTAGAGAACATCGGCCGCGTGATGAGGCCGGGTGGCATGGGCATTGTGACGACTAGAGGGCGCGATGTTCTGAACGCCGCTGGAGAGGCTGGCTCGGAGCCGATGTCCAAAATCACGTCGATTGGGACGTACCAGAAGGGCTTTACTCCGGAAGAGCTGCGGGAGTATCTGGAGTACATCCTTGGCCGTGACTACAGTGTGAGTAAGCTCGGTCTTGGTCCTGCTGGCGCCACGATTAAAAAGAAAGCCAACGGTGGCGCTGTGCTGATGAAGCGCGGTGGAAAGGCTAAGGGCGAGACTCTGGCCTCCATGGACACCGGCAAGGTAGAGATGGGACGCGCCCCGGGTGCTGAGAAGGCCGAGAGGATTCTGGCTGGCGCTGCTGAGTTCATCCCCGGTGTTGCAGCCGGCAAGTCTGCTCTTGAGGGCGAGTATCAGAAGGCGTTGATTGAGGCCGGCTTAGACGTCGCTGGTGGTTCGTTAGTGAAAGGAGCTGCGGCCCTCGGAGGTAAGGCCATCCCCGCCCTTGCGGGCATCTTCATCGGGGAGCACGCAAGAGTTTGGAACAAGGCTGCGGCAAAAGAATTTAAAAAATTAGAAAAGGCAGGAGTATCAAATAAAGATGCCTTTGAAAAGACCGGCACATTCCGCAGCCCAGATGGAGAGTTGCGACAAGAGATATCTGATCGGTCGTCTAGGTTAAAGGGCGAAAAGCTGCGAGATATCAATGAGGCGTTGCAGTTGAATGTTGATGCGCCGCAAAAAGCCAAGCTAGAAAAGATGCACGCAGACATCTTTGACCAAATGAAGTCATCTGGAACTGATGCGCCGATTAGTGAATTGATTTATCACCCAGAGTTGTTCAAAGCTTATCCAGAGCTAGAAAGTTTGAGGGGTCGGTACAATATCATTCCTAGTATGCCGGAGACTGGTTATTACAACCTCGGCAGTCCAACAATGCCGCCAAAATTAAGCGCGGAGGGTCCGACTGCAGAAAGTGCAAGAAGCTCCATGCTTCATGAGATACAACACGCCATCCAACATTTGGAGGGCTTTGGCATGGGTGGTAATCCAGAGATGGGCATGACCATGTTGCCGAGGTCGATGGATCCTGTTGATTATTTGAATCAGTTAAGAAAATCCAAAATAAATCTGTTGGATGAGCAGGCCCGCCTTGCAAAAGAATTCAAAGAAAGCGGCGCTCAATACACTCTTGACAACCCATTGGTGAAAAAAAGTATTGAATTGCCAAACAAAATAGATGATGTTGACCAAGCCATTGAGGGGATAGTGCAGGGGTATTTTTATCCTATGTACAAGCGTATGGCCGGCGAAGCAGAATCTAGGGCCGTACAGGCTCGTCGTCAAATGAGTCCGCAGCAGTTGCAAGATGTGTTCCCGCTATCCTCCTATGACGTGCCGATTGATCAATTGATAGTCAAAAGACAGCCATACGCCGAGGGCGGCCCCGTCAAAATGGCTGATGGCGGAGGCTTAGAAGAGGAATACAACCTCCGCAAGATGGGCATGGATCCCACTCGAGTGCGTGGTGGATATGAACGCAAGCCTATATCCCGGGAAGAAATCCAAGCCATGTTCCTCGATGTACCGGCTGGTCTTGGTGTCCCGTTCGCAGAAGCTGGTTCGTATGCACTCCGTGGTAAGACGGATGAGGCAAAAGAGTCTGCCGCAATCGAGGCTGCGCTAATGGGAATCCCTGCTGCTGCTGTTCTGGCCAAGCCTGCCTATCGTGCGGTTAAGAAGGGTGTCCAGAAGGCCGCCCCGGCTGTACGAGAGGCCGCCAGAGGCGCTCTAGAGTCCAGTATGGAGTCTGGCCTTATCCAAGGC